AATGGCTCTACTTTCATTTGACCTAGCGTAAAACGAAAGCGTAAATCCTTTTGTTGATGTGCTACTATTTTTAAATTTTTGTAAATTTTGTCCTTCAATTTTTTGACTAAATATAAAATATTCTCCAGCAGCTATTGAAGTATCAACAGTTGTGCATTGAATCTTCATGCTGTTTGAAAAACCTGCGAGGTTTGTAACTGCTGTTTGCGTCATGCTTACACGACCAGCAGATGTTGAGCCTATATAAAGACCCCATCTATCTACATTGTTATACGCAGTAACACCATCAGCACCTACACCTGTTGATGTAGTGCTTCTCTGTGCTACTTGCATAGCACCATTAATAATAGCATTTACATTAGAAAATGCCGATTGTGAACCTATAAGTGCCGCTAGTTCTGCTGCTTTACTCATGCTAAGTCTCCGTGTGCTACACCAGTAAGAATGTCTGGGTCTACTGCACTTGTGCTTTCATTCGCTCTGGATGTTAGATACATGGAGCCAGCAAGTTGAACCCCATCTGCACCCAACTCCGCACTAAGAACATCACCACTTAAACCAGCAGACGTTACAACAGAATAGTCAGCCGCGCCAAAACTGCTTGTAAAATTGCTTCTACCTATTCCTGTGCCTACATCATCTAAACTAGATACGTTAAAACTTCCAATGATTGAAGCGGTGCCGACAAGTTCAACTCTTGAATGTGCTTTTGCACTACCCCCTGCAACAAAGCTGGTGGCGATACTATTATTACCGCTGGCATCCTTCAGGGTGTTTACTCTAAGTTCGCTTGCCATTATGCTAAGTCTCCATGCACAGTGAAATAATCAACACCATCACCAGCACTATTACCTGCACTACTAGAAAGTAACGTAAAAGAACCAGTAGCGTCAGTTCCAGATTGTTGAATATGCTTTTCTCCAGAGATTGCTGGGAAAACGTAGTTGGCACTTGCCATTGCGTTTGTGAAACTGGGTGTAAAATTTCCTGCTGAATTATCAGCGACACTGGCAATGTTGAGGCTGTCATTCACAGCAGGTGTAGTTTGGTTATATTTAGCCCACGCCTTCGCCAACCCCTGCTGAAGATTAGTCGTGGTTGAGTTGCCTTCGCCAGTAACACTAATAGAGCCAGCGGTTGTTACACCTGTCAGGGTATCTACTTTAAGAATACTAGCCATTATGCAAGGTCTCCGAATGTAACTGCGCTAACCCTATTTGAATCCGCAACAGAATCGCTTTCATATGTTTCAATATCATAAAGAGCAGTTGTTGGGTTTGCACACGCAATAGACTTACCTGTATTTGTTGATGCTGCTTGTGAATTATTACCAAATGCATAATCTGCGTTGGACATAGCATTAGTGAATGTTACTCGCCCTACCCCTGTTTGCTGGTCTGTCAAACTGCTAACTTGAAAACTGTCATCTATGGTATGACCAGTGCCATATTTTATCCATTGCCTTGCCGCAAACTGCTTAGTCAATGCAACAGGCCCAGTACCAGCCTTATCTGCAATAGTATCTACATTCAATACGCTGGTCATACGATACTCCAATAACCATTAACGGTGACTGTGGCGTTCTGTGTAATAGGCCCAGCCGACACGCCATTCTCATCGCTGTCAATCGTAATATCTGCGCTAATGGTTTGCCCATTTAAGCGGATGATACTGTTGTTACCTTTGAAGGGATAGCGTGTATCACTCTCTGTTTTGGTGTAGCTGCTTGCTACAGCAAAAGTGTCATACACCACCATCTCAACAATATCGTTAGTGTTGGCACCTGTGACTAATACAACGCTTGTGCCTGTCGTAGCAGCATAGTCAGTACCGGGCTTGAGAAGCACGCCGTTCTGATACACGTCCATGTACAGGCTGTCTGTATAGCTCAGTGTTTTTGCATCTCCGTCACTGCCACTGAATGTTGTTTGACTAGATGTAGCTTGATACACGAAGCGGTTACGAACACCAAACTCTGGGGACTTTCCTATGTATGGCATTACGCTAAGTCTCCTGCACCTATCATGTACAAATCATCGACATCTGAATCGCCGGGTCCATTTGTTACATTTACATTTAATCTGCTGTCCGATGCTGTAGGAGTGTTTAGTTCTTGAACTACATAGGGTCTACTACTGCTTTCATCTTTATTACAGGTGCCTAATATTGTTCTGTTTCTGCTGGAGAAAGCATTCGTAAAATTAAAATCGTATATTCCCGTTCCCTCATCAGAAGCAGAACTTTGATTAAAGCTATCTCTAAGAGCTATCGTTCCCGTGCCGTCTAGGGTAGCAAATGTTTTTATCAACCCCTGAATGACGCTAGTAGTAACAGCACCGCCTTCTGAATTGGATGTGGTGGTGTTATTAATCCCCGCGCCTAACGCTGATAATATTTTAGTTAAAGGCATAACCTATTCCTTATGCGTAAGGGCTGTCACCCAGTACAGATGTGTCCCAAGCTGCTTTGAGCTTTGCAATGGTGTCTGCATTGTTAATTGCAGAAGCGGCAGGTGCGTCACGCAATGCCTTCTTCTTATTTACAGAAGCAGTCTTTGCAGAAGCATCATCAGCCTCTAGTGCTTTCATATATACAACATCCTCTGCCTCAAGCAGTGGCTTGCGAACTTCACGGATTTTGTCCTTGAAAATAACTTTAGCAGCAGCCATATCTTCAGAAATGACTTTGCCACTTAATGACCATGCACCACGAAAGTGACGGTCAGAAGGAACGGTTGCGGTTGAAGCATCAATCTGATTCCCGTCCTTGTCTACGATGTATGTTGTTGGTGCCATTAGTTTTCTCCTTATGCAGCCAATTCAGTGACGCTTAGTTCTTCAGTAATCTTCCAAGCATTGCGCCACTCACGTGTACCCGGAAGCTGTTCTTTGCGGCATATAACCATCTTAGGTTTGTTGCCCTCATCCCAATTGCGCCATACATGCTGTGGGCAATCTTTCATAATTAAGTATTCTAGTGCTTGCTCTTCTGTCATAGCCTCTACAGGCTTTGTGTTGTGTAGCAAGTGTCCACGAGTATGTTTTACAAAGTCAGGCTTTGCTTCATCTTTTGCTAGTTCCCAATATACCTGTACTGGTGGTAAGATACCGCCCTGTAGGGCTGCTGCCATCCAGTTAGGGTCAGGCACAAGTATCTTTGCGCATTCGTCTATGTTGTCTTCGTATACTACACGATAGTCTGACTGATGTGGCTCAAGGTTTTCTTTTGCCCAACATAGTCTATCAAATAGGTGTGTGCCTTGAAACTCTGGTGTCTGCATTATGCTAAGTCTCCTAAAATCATAGAGCCAACTGGATAATCTTGATAAGACACAGAGGTGTTAGCTGCACCTGTGCCATACTGTGCTGTTGTTGTTGCACTCGTAGAAGCAAGTACAAACACTACATTTCCGTTTTCATTCTGTACAGTTAGGTTTATTGCATAAGTAGCATCAGACATGGAATTTGTTAAATTTACATCTACTTGACCTGTTGCCCTATCATCTATTGAACTAACATTTAATGATTTTGAAATTGTTGTTCCATCGGCTGTATTGTTTGCAAACGCCTTCGCACTACCCTCAACAACGAACTTTGTATCTACAGAGCCGGAGGTGCTGTGTTCTAGGGTATCTGCTTTGATTTTTCCTAGTGCCATTATGCTAAGTCTCCAAATACTGCTGCTTGATTTAATATGGCATCAAGATAGCCGCCATCATAAGTCGCAAAAGAATAACCCGTTGTAGCAATACCAAGTGTCAAACTACTTGCAGTTGTACCTAAAGCAGTATCAGCAGACCCTCCAAAGTTGTCAGACGTGGCATAATTATTAGAAACACCTATCGGAGCATTATTAGTATTTCCCATATTATTAGAATAAAGTAGATGGTATAACCCAGTTCCTACGTCTGTAATACTACTTGCATTAAAACTATCTCTAATTGCAGGCGTACTTGTACCATTAAAATTGGCCCAATGTTTTGCCAACCCCTGTTGCAAGTTA